CCTGATAAAGATACTTATATGGTAATTAATACTAGTTGTGAACACATTACGCAAGAACAATATAATACTTGGTTAGCAAATATACCAGATGACGTGTATATTGTTTTGCAAAGCAATAACTTTAAAGATCATGAAGAACACGTCAACTGCATGAGTGATCTTGATGAATTTAAACGTAAGTCTAAATTAAAAGTTGATTTGGAAGAAGAACTTGAGTTGCCTAAGTACAAACGTTTTTTAATTTGTGGGAGGAAAAGATGAAAATTGTCTACGTAAAAGAAGAACATATTTCTTGTACAGGAGAAAATGACGATCATCCTAAGGTATATTACACACTTAAAAATGGAGAAGCCATATGTGGCTACTGCAACATAAAGTACGTATTGGAGAAAGATGAGTAAAACATTTTGCCCATTACCCTGGATACATTTAGCAACACGCCCTAACGGTGACGTAAGAGTGTGTTGCACGGCAAATGCCAGTGGTGCAGGTATTACAGATGAAAAAGAAGCAGGACTAGTCAAGGAAGACGGTATTGCTATGAACTTGCGGGACCACACTATTGAAGAAGTGTTTAACAGTCATCATATGCGTAGAACAAGATTACAAATGATTAAAGGAGAAGTGCCAGTAAGTTGCAAGAAATGTTTTGCTGAAGAGGAAAAAGGTATTACAAGTAAACGTCAATGGGAAACTAGAGAATGGGCAACACGTTTAGACTTACAAAAATTAGTAAAACAAACAAAAGAAGATGGTACTGTGCCTGTTAATGTTCCTTACTTTGATCTACGACTAGGAAATTTATGTCAACTAAAATGTATTATGTGTAGTCCACACGATAGTTCAAGTTGGATTAAGGAATGGAAGTTACAATATCCGCAGTATAAAAATGAAGAATTAGTTAGAGACCAAGGTTGGAACGAAGAATTTGATTATACTTGGTATAAAAAAGGTTCATTTATAGAATCAATGAAAGGCCAAGTAGAAAACATACAGGAACTTTATTTTGCAGGTGGCGAACCTTTGCTTATACCAGAACATTACAAAATACTAGAGTTTCTTGTAGAAGAAGGTTTTGCTAAAGACGTAAACTTACGTTACAATTCAAATGGTTTAGAATTACCAGACAAGTTATTTGAACTGTGGCAACACTTTAAAGAAGTACGTTTTAATTTTAGCATAGATGCTTACGGACAACGTAACAATTATATACGTTATCCTAGCCAATGGGAAGACGTTGCAAAGAATTTAAAAAGGCTAGATGAAAATACAAGAGATAATACAGTAATTAATATTGCCTGTGCAGTACAATTACTTAATGCAGGTTACATAGATGAACTAGCAGAATGGAAAATGGATCAAGGATTTAGTAAAATTAACCCTTCTATGTTTGGAGGTGGTATCATAGGAACACATTTAGTTTATTTGCCATCATATCTAAATGTAAGAGTGCTACCACAAAAAGCAAAACTATGGGTAAAAGATAAATTAGAAACATTTATCGACAGACAAAAATTTAATTTAGAGTTCAACCAACACCCTTACGGGGCACAACGTTGGAATGGACTCATTAAATACATGATGCAAGAAGATTGGAGTACAAAACTTCCTGCGTTGCGTGAATACTTAACTGTAACTGACGAAAGGAGAGGTACAGATTACACTAAAACCTTTAAAGAATTAGGAGAATTTA